AATTAATCGTAAAATCTTCCAGCCCTGCTGACGTAATCTTTGAATTTGATAACACTACTCAATCTGGAGTAAGCCCAGAAGGCGATACAGATGACGTAGCAGTTGAAAGCTTAGGAATCATCAATGGTGGAGTTGGAACAGGAGATGTAACCTTCACTGTAACTGCTGACTCCGCTGGTATCGACGGAAACTACACAACAGTAAGAATTAGAAACGCAGTAGATGAAAACACTTTCTCCATCGAAATTTATAACAACGATGTTCAAGTAGAAAGCTGGGGAAATCTAACTAAAAATGCAGAATCTACTTACTATGTAGAAACATACTTAGAATTAGTTTCTGATTTCATCAGAGCAGTTGACAACGTAGATGTAATCGCTGGTCCAAAGGCTGGTGACTACGATCTATCTGGTGGTACAGACGGTATCCCAGATGATCCAGATATGATCGACGAATTGTTGATCGGAAACAACATCGGATACACTGGTATCTACGCATTGTCCGAACCAGAACAAATTGACATTGACTTAATCGCTGTCCCTGGACACCCATCGACCGCTGTTATCGAAGCAATGTTGGATTTGTGTGAAAACTATAGAGCAGATTGCATGGCAATCGTTGATCCTCCATTCGGATTGACTGTTAAAGAAGTTGTGCAATGGCAAAATGGTGCTCACCCACTAAACGGAACCAGATTTGATTCTGATTTCGCTGCACTTTACTGGCCTTGGGTTAAGATTCGTGACACCTACAACCGTGTAGACGTTTGGGTTCCACCATCTGGCTCTATCATGGCAGTTTATGCTAGAAACGATCAATTAACTGCCCCTTGGTTCGCACCTGCTGGTTTGACCAGAGGTATCGTTCCAGAAATTTTGGACGTATTCAGCCGCCCAACTCTCGAAGAGAGAAACCAAATGTATGGTTATAGAAACTGCGTCAATCCAATTGTGCAGTTCCCAGACTCCGATGGCTTCGTTGTTTGGGGTCAAAAGACCATGCAAAGAAGACCTACTGCTTTGGATCGTGTAAATGTCCGTAGAATGATGTTTGCTATCGAAAAGAGAATCAAAGCAGAAAGCCGTGTTCTTCTATTCGATCCGCACGATCAAGCATTCCACGACGCATTTATCGAAATTGCTCGTAGAATTCTAAGTGATGTTCAAAATCAACGTGGTTTACACGCATTTATCATCAAAGCAGATTTCGAATTGAATACACCAGATGTAATAGATAGAAATGAATTTAGAGCAAGAATTGGTGTGCAACCAACCAGAGCAGTTGAATTTATGTTTATTGAATTCAGCATTCATAGAACTGGTTCGTTCACTGAAAATGCTGACACTTTTTAATAATTAAAGAATAAGTTAGAGGAGTAATATGTCTTGTGGATCAACACCAATGGGCTTGGGTCGTTTAAGAAACTCAACCCTCAAGAGAAAATTTAGATGGACATTTGTTGTTAACAACATTTGCAAAGGCGGAAGCATTCCTGCATCTTTTGTTAAATTAGCATCTCGTCCTAATTTAAGTATTGAAGAAACTGAAATCAACTACTTAAATGCAAAAACATGGATTCCAGGCAAAGGAACTTGGGAAACTATCACTGTAACCTACTACGACGTTGGCGAAGCTGATAAGGGTCCATTGTTCACTTGGATCAATTCTATCTATCAAATCGGACCAAATGCACAACAAGAGCAAAAACAATCTTCCAATCCAAGAGATTATGCTGCTACTGGTATTTTGACTCTATTTGACGGATGCGGAAACGGCGTAGAAAAATGGAAACTATATCACTTGTGGCCTCAGGCTGTCAACTTTGGAGAATTAGATTACTCTAGTTCTGAAGAAGTAACTATTGAATTAACGCTTCGTTATAAAGGAAAAAAAAAAAAAAGACATTTATTGAAAAAAAAAAATGTGTAAACAGCTTTAGGTTGGTGGCGATACGTTATTTTCCTGGAAGTTTTTTCCAGTGACAATTTTTGGAAATGAATTTACCAGTAATGTGTTAACTACTTTAATCCCACTAAGCAATAGATAATATAAAATAA